TCATAATTGTCTATATAATCTGCATCCACTGCAAAAAGACCATTTTGACCAGCGCCAATATCATCGATTAAGACAGCTGTAGCACCAGTATAACCTAAGTCAAACTCAAAGTCACCATTAGCGCCAGATACTTCACAGTAACCGCCCCAAACTTCTACAACGTCAATTGTATCAGTAAAGGTGACATCATCTGTTCCTGATGCAGGGATTACAGTTTCAAATACTTGAAATTGTAATTGATCAGGACTGTCAGCTTTCTTTTGAGCATTTAAGGTTTTAATCCAGTGATCTAAAGCACCGTCAGATTTGTTTAGTCCATATAAAGGATTTGACATCATTTACCTCCTATTTCCAAACAGCGTGAGTCTCAGGGCAACACCATTCCATACCGGCTTCGGTTAGGATTAAGTCTACTCTGCGATCAATACCGCTGTTTTCTAGAGTTTGAACACCAACATATACTGAAGTATCACGATTAATGCCGTTACCTACTAATGGACGATAGCTACAATACTTCATATTAAGACCAAGCATTTTAATATCAGTTCCATCAAGGTGGATATTTCTAGCAACATTCATATCTCCGTAAGGAGTACTAAATGTAGTAATATCGACACCAGCTACCTTTTTCTTGCCAGTCATAGCAAAATCAGCACGCATATTAGTAGATATTTCAAGATTGTTCTTAAAGTATCCACCTAATTTATGCATCCAGTTATAAACAGCAGTGCTTACAAAGTAAACTGTAGCACTTGATGAATTATAACGAGGATCAAGGTATGCAGACATATCATCTAAGAAGTCATCTGCGGTTTTTGTTGATGTGTTAAGTTCAAATAAATTACCATACTGAGAGATGTAATCAACAGCACCCTGTGTAGTAAAGTAAGTCTCATTTTGCTTTCCAAACAATAATGATTGCTCAATATCGAATTTATGCTCAACAAGCTTTGTTTTCCAAGTACGAGCCCACTCATTTTTGTCATACTTCAATACAGTAGCACGAGCTGTATTAGTCATTGCCATTGAAGTCTTCCAGATTTGAGTACGTCCATAGTTGGTTGAGTAAGGTTGGTCTTTCCAAGACTCAGGATAACCAGATCCTTCGTCATGAGCAGAACCGATAACATAGCATTTAAATGCAGCTAACGATTCTTCATTTGCACCTGTTGTAGAACTTGCACCAACCGCTACGCTTGAAGGAACACCCATGTAAAATGAACCAGATGCACAGTTTTTAACAACTTTACCAGTGATATTTACATACTGGCCATTATCAGCTACATTTGTAACTTTAACTACTTGATAGCCGTATGTTGTACCTGCTGTTGCTAAAGCTTCTGTATCTGCTACAGGAACTTTTATTAGTTGGCCTTCCATGAAAAATAAAGGCTTTGTACTAGGGTCTCCAACTGCATAGTCAATAGTTTGACCGAATCGGTTTACAAGGTTACCATTATTTTTATAGTCTGTTCCGAACTTGCCATAAAAAGTATCATCTGCTGCATCTTGTGAGTCTGCATTATCAGATACTGCTGTAGCAAAGGCAGAGCCATGATTTACTAAATAAGCATAACGCTTATGAAATGATTGCCTCTTTTCAGTAAATTTGAATTGAGGATCATCCGTAGGTTTTTTACCTACTTTTGATACGAATCGAAAGAAAGGATCTTGTGAGATAGATAGTTCAGACACTCGGTCTCCGAAGTTATATTTTCTTCGCAGATCACCAGTATTGACGTTGCCGCCAGCACCAGCACCAGGTCCATTACCAGATACATCACTTTGTCCTAAGTTCGATAAGTTAAAAAGATCAGACATAGTCTATCCTCCTGATTTTATCGTTAAGTTTGGATAGACAGTATTTATCTACCCAAATAGATCATCTATATTACCATCACTGCCAATAAGAGCATCAAAGATACCATCATCCATACTCTTCTCTACTTTAGCACTGTTGGTGTTACCGACACTTGTTGGGATGTTCCGCACATTCTTCATTTGACCTAGCATTTCCTTCTTTGTATTTTGTGCAACCTCAGCGCTTGCTTGTCCTCTGTTGATTAAATAAAACGCATCATCTAGAGTTAAAGTGTGTGCTTTTGCTTGCCCTACAAATGTAGCAAATTGCTCATCATTCATCTTGTGCTTTTCTTTGAAAGAAGTTTCTTCCCTTTGCCTCTCATATTCATTTGCTTGTGCTAGGTTTTGCTTCTTTTCGTTGGTAATAGCTCCTTGAACTTTTTGTTCAACTGCTTTTTCCATATAAGCATTAAAAACCTTTGCAGAATCAGAATTTGGATCTGTCACAGCTTCATGCTGATCATATACAAAATCTTCATCTAAACCAAGCTGCTCTGTCATAGATGCATTGGGACTTCCACCACCTTCAAAATAATTACGAACATGGTCAACAAGTCCACTGTCTTGTTTCATTGCGTCTAACACTGGTACGAAAGGTTTAAGTTCATTGAGCTCAGAAGCCATTCTTTGCGCTTCCCTGCTTGAGTCTTTGTACCGTTTTTCCCAGTCCTGTGTATCAGTGGGGCCTTGAGTATCTATTTGGGTTGCCTGAATTGCTTCAGGGGCCGATTGAACCTCAGGGGTTTCCATATTATCAGACTGTTCATATTCATCAACTATACCGCTATTTACTTCAGCTTCTAGTTGCTCGAAAAAGTCTTCCGCGGAGTCATTTTGTTCTGAGTTACCGCTATTGCTTACTTCTTCCATTATACTCTCCTATTTAAGTTACGATTTTTCGTTATTATTAGTCAAGGAATTTTTAATACTTTCTGCAGCAAGACTTAATTCTTTCTTTTTAGTCTCACCTTCGTTTTTCATTACATTCCTCAATAATTTTTGCTGAGCTTCAGTTTCAAGATATTGCTGCTGAGCTGCTCCTTTTAAATCACTTTTTTGCTTTGAGACTTCAACTTCGGCTTGCATTACTTTTTGCTTAATGCCCGCTTGTACAAGTTGGCGCTCAAGCGTCTCAATAGTGCCATCTTTATCTTTAACAGCTTCGGATAATTGAGATACCTGGCCTTGTAGTTGCGCATATAATGACTTTCTTTTTATAATATTTGATTTATTCCTAATATCTGTTTCTGCTAAAACAGCTACATCATCAACAATGCCTAATTGCATTAATGACTTAAGCTCTTCTAGATAAGCCCATCTATTAACTGGTAGTGTAGATCCAGCAACAATTCTTACATCAAACTTGGCTGCAGAATAATCATTAAACTTACCAATAGCTTCACCTAGGTCATTATATATTGGCATGTTAATTTCAGCGTGTTTTTCTTCATTGATATTATTTGGCTGGACTATTCTAACAACTTTATGTGCTGTGTATACAGCTTGAGAAAACTGCTTTACAACTTCTCCAGTTTGCCTTAAGGCTGGTTCAATACAATTCTTTAACCATTGCTTAACTCGCCTTGTACCATACTCATCTATAGCCAGCATACCTCTATATGTATCATGCTGTTGCCCTGTATCGCCTTGCATTGATGAATATATACCAGCAAGATACTCCATGTCTCCCTTACCTTCTTGCACGATCGTGTAAAATGCATTAGCAAGAGGTGCTGGCATTATAGGAGTAGGAGCTTGGGCCCCTGGCCGTATAGGAAGTAATGCTCCAGGAGCACTTGAATACTTTTCCCAGTAATCTGTATCAATAGATCCTTCTTCATGCAAGAATCTTAAACTAGAACCTAAAGAAGCATTATGAACCATTATTTGATGAGATTTATTTATTTCTCTTTGTTTCCCTATTAAAGGAGAAACGGCAGAGATAGGATATGGAGTTCCAGTCCACTTGAAGTGTATAGGAATAATTGGATACTCAGTTATATTGTCGGGTAAGATATTTTCATATAGAGTAGTATCTCCTGATACACATGTCAATTTAATCCTATCTCCATAAAACTTAATAGCATCAACAATTAATGCTTCATTCTTTGGATCAGATTTAAATACTTTAAATTCTTTTTCTGATATAATCATATTTTCAATCTTTGATGCTTGAGCCTGTAATTCACTCATAAATTGTTGCTCTGCAGCAGCTAATTGATCTTGCATCATTTTTTGAGCTTTTTCTAATTCAAGCTTATATCTTTCTGGTAGCATCTCTCCTGATTGAACAGCTGCTTGCATTTGCTGATCTTGCTCCATTAATTGAACATGCATCTCCTGTTGCATTTCTTGTAATTGAACCTGAACTTGTTGCTGTATTTGTTGTAGCTCTTGCTCATTTGGAGGTATTCTGTAAAACACATTCATGTATGCTACCTTTACTTTTTCATACATTTCGAATAACTCTATTAGCTTATCAGTCTCTCCAGTTAAAGGGTCAACAGATTCATTCTCTCCTATATCTTTATATGTAAAGTCTTTTTGAGATCCTCCCTGAACTTTTTCAGTATAACTCCAGTCAGTATTGTCATCTGAGCTAGCTTTTTTAATTTTAGCTTCAAACTGAGGAAATAATTTAATTACATGAGACTTAGGTAATACTTTTCTAACTGTAATAAATGCAGCATCCTTAAATAGTATATCTCTTGACTTGGGATCTACATAAACATCAAATGGATCTGGTTGCTGTATCTTTACATCACCCATGCCATTATCACTATCTGGGTCTACAGTGACAAGCAAATATCCTATGGATTTTGTAATAGCATCATTTACAGCGTTGCTGTACAATGAGATACCATCTGATAAATTCCAAATATAATCAGCCATATCACTAAATACTGCAGCAACGTCTGTATCAGAACCTTCAGTTGCAATAGCTTGCCATCTAGGTGGGTTTGCCGTAGCATAAAAATTTAACATCTCTACAACAGGTAGTATTCTGTTAATAGTAAATGTAGGCATACCTTGTTCAGTTAAATCAGCTTCTTCTCTTTCTGTAAGTTGATTGTCATTTGCAAAATCAAAGCCTTTTTGGTTTATATACTCCCATTGCTGTCTAGTCCTAGAATTTGCATTAGTATAAACTTCCTTAACTCTAAGAGCTTTTTTATCTTGCTTGGCCATATTAGTCCTTTACCTCAAAATGTGGAAAGTCATCAAATTTATTATCCATTACTTGGAAGTCTTGGTCCCAGTCTCCGCCCCACCGAAGATTAATATCCATCCCACTAGCCACCCCAAGGACAAACCCAGCAAAAAGAGTTTGGCGCTCTCTGTCATCCCAGTCGACGGGATAAGGTGTAACGTCAACTGCGTTAGAAGGCATAGCGTTATGCCTGCCATTAGGGTAGCGAACTTGACTTTTCCCCTCGTCAACCAATTTATTTTGCCTTTCTTCACCTCTGTGTCCTTCCAAAACACTACAATCTACATGTTTAATTACTTCATTAAAAACTTTTTGCAATTTTTCATCGCATGTCAATAATCTCTCTTTACTTCTTTTCCCAAATCTTGGCATTCTATTCTCCTATGCTGTTACCCAGCTCTTTGGCTTAGGTCTATGTTTTTTCCAAGCATCTCTTTTATCTTTCTTTACAGATTTTAAAGGATATGCAAATTTACATGCATATGCTAATGCATCTATAGTATCATCATGTCCCATCCGAGGCCCAAATGTCATTATTTCCCTCTGAAGGTCATATTGAGTTTTCTTAACATGTACCCCGCCCACAGAAAACCTTTGTGCAAGAATTTCTTGAATCCTATCCCTTTTAGACTGCCTATTCCCTGGTTTTTCTGCAGTATACTTGACAGTAAAGTCATTCCTTCTACGCATTTCTGCATTAATAGCTTGAAAAACTGGCTTCGACATAGTAGTGTCTTCAATACAGAATAAGCTTGGGCTATATATTTTGTTATAGTCAAATATATGGTCCACAATACCTTTTTTAGAATCGCCTGGTATACCAAGTACAGGTAAAGACCGCTTCCGTAGATAATCAAGAACATAACAATTATTGTCATTATCGACAGCCAAAGCGAGTAAAACAGAGAAATCGCTATCCCTACGAAGACTATCCGTAGCAGGATCGACCCCGACAAAAACGTTGACCGGCTTTTCATCTCCGAGATCCGTTTTAATATAACTAATGCCTGTGTCCTCGTCTCTATAAAAATTTCCATCCCAGTATTTAATATGGTTTCTATTAAAGATAGAATCTTCTTCATTCTGAACCTCCATCATATATTCTTGATAGAATTTTTGAGGTTGCCCAGAGTCTGAATAAAACTTCTTCTTTCTCTCCATTTCCTTGTGGCCAAACCATGAAGGCCATAGGGGTGTCCCATCTTCTTGCAATGCTTTGTAAGTTATTACTTTCCAAGAATAGTCTTCACCTTTTGTTTTAGC